TTCCTTCGCATCCTCCTCGTTGAATATGCCTGTAGTAACGTCCTTAACAATATCGTCTGCCTTCTCCTCCCATGTCTGTGTTTCAGTTAGTGCGTACTTGTGACGGAAGATACTCTCCCCAAAGCTGTTTCTAAAAGTCATATTAATTCCCTGTCGCCTTCTTTAATAAATACGCCTGCCTTGTTAAGATAACCTTTACGATCTTTAATATCATTATAAGCTACCTCTAAGCAATGCTCTAGTGTGTACTCGCTCATCATAGCAAGATTGTTAAGCACTACTAAACAGTCCCCAATGTCGTCTGCTATGTCCCTGTGCTTTGCTATGTTATCAGCAAGCTCTCCCACTTCACTGACTAGCTTTAGTGCTTGTGTTTCTATACGTCCGTTAGCAAAGATGCCTCTCTCTATACTCCAGTTAGTGCATTTACTAATCAACTCAGACATAGTCTTCATCGATTACCTCCATCTATTGTAGCCTGTGCTAGTTTCTCTAAATACCACTGAGCCTTGCGTAAGTCTTCTAAGCCGTTCTTGTACTTATGCCTGTGTATGTACTTGATGACGTTACCCTCTAAGTAACCTACATAAGCGTCTCTACTAAGCTGTTGCTTGATGTAGTCTATACACTCTACTCCTTCGCTCTTGTAGTGAGGAGGGTTCACAGGGTCGTAATGGTCAGGCAGTATAGACTCTTCAGCTCTTAAAGAGCTATCTCTACTTGCTTTATCCCACTCTGCTGGTGTTGCGTTATTTATGCTCATATCTTTTATTCCCCTTACTCTATTAGGACGCATCAGTTACCTCTAGCTCTTCTGCTAACACTTCTATGTTCTCCAGTATTTTATCCTCAAACCTATCTAGTATCTCTTGTGTGTTAAGCTCTAGCACTTCAAGTATTGTAACCTCATCAAACTTAGCTAGGCGTTCTTTTACTTCTTCAAAGGTAAGGCTCACTTGACTCCTCCGTACTTCTTAGCTAGATAGTTAATACTGATAGGTAGTTCATCAAACCCGCCATCGACAACCTCGTGCAGCATCCATATACCACGCCATGATGCGTTAGTCTGTGGAGTGAGGTAGTCCTGATCTTCTACATAAAAGATACCTGCAAACAAACCTGTAACTCCTTTACCATCTCCTCGTCTGGCGTAAGCTATGTCTCTGTCCTGCACATGCCCCATTACACAGCTCATCATCTTCTTAGTCACTAACGCCCTTGCGCTGCTCACTGGTCGTCCCATAACTCCAGAGGTAAAGTAGTGGCTATATGCTACACCGTCTATCACTTCTACCTGTAGGAATGGAACCACTTCCCAGCCCATTACTTCTAGCCCGAAGTCATCAAAGCCCATCAGCCCTTCTAGCTCTGGCTGAGCATTAACAGCTCTAGTGATTCTATTCTCGTGATTACCTAGACAGAACACTAGCCGAGGTTTCCACACTGTTTTCTTATTCTTACGGAGACGCTTCTGCTCATCTCTGATAGGTTTTAAGAACGCCTTCATACCCTGCTTACCTGCCTCAATGTCAGCTAGATAACGTCTACCCTCAAAAGCCATAGTACCTTTATCGTAGCTAGACAGCGATGGTAAGTCCCAATGATCTCCTATGTGAATGATAACATCTGGTTTATGTTTAACAGCATACTCTCCAGCCCACTTCAGATGCTTTATAGATGAGTCTGGTTTTATCTGAGTATCTGGCACAATCATGTGTCTAGTCATTTACTCTTCCTTGCTGCACGTTCAGCATTAGTCTTTAATTGGTGACAGGGTTTACACAATACTTGCATACCGTCTGCCTCACAGAATAGCCTTTTAGAGAAACCAGCAATGTCGTCATAACTTGATAACGACCCTGCTGGCTCTATGTGGTCAACTTGAATCTCCTTACCTTGAAACCAGTTGGCACACTCAGCACAACGGTACTCATACTTATGTCGCTTACCTGCTACTGTGCGCTCTACTGCCTTCTTAGCTTGGAACTTAGCAGGGTAGCGCGAGTATGCTTGCCTTAGTGCTGAGCGTATGAACTGCCAATAACGTGCTTCAGTCCATGTGTTCCCTGCTCTAGTGCGTTGTACTCGTTGCTTCCCCATACCACACCTCCTCTGTGCTTCTAGTTGTAGGTGGTTCCCATATCTGGCCTACTTCCCTCCTTAGCCATGCTAGACGAGCATTCTCTAACGCCCTGTCATCTCCTAACTGGTCACGTACAATGTCCCACATATCTGACTCGTTCCTACAGCCTTGAATTAAGTCCTTAGCACCTTGCTGACCAACACCTTCAACGCCAATGATATTATCAATAGCGTCTCCAGTGATGATCTGCTGGTAGAAGAACTTTAGACCTTCAACTTCATCAACGTAATACTCCCTGTTCTTGATGAAGTCGTAGTGAGTGCCTGCTATCTGGTCGAAGTCCTTATCTATAGAAGCCATAATAGCTAAGCCACCTATTGCTGTAGCAGCGATTGCAATAGCGTCATCGGCCTCCTCTCCCTCTACTACGACAGCTCCCCACTGTTCAATGAGGTGCTGCCTAATATCTCGTAGAAGTCTTGGTGCTGGCCGTGACTTGCGATTGCCTTTGTACGGAGCAGTGACAGCGTAGTCGTGCCTAAAGTTTCCTGTGCCTGTGAGGTAGAGTTGATAACTCTCTACCAAACCCTCGTAGACTAAGAGTAGGTTACTGACAAAAGTGTCCGTACTACTCTTAACAAATGCTACGTTAGTTTCCTCGTCACAGGCCCAAGCCATCCTATAGGCTATAATATCGCCATCAATTAGCATCATTACAGAGCGGCCTCCATGTCTGCTGTTGGGACGCTGCTCTCAGGGTTATATACTACTAAGTCACTAACAACCATCTTGAGCAGTGACGGAGAGCGTCCCTTCTTGCTCTGGAATGTCCAGTCGTAATGACCTATAACTGCCTTAGTCTGTGAGCCGTTACCCACTAGAGCGCCTATCTCTTCGCCACTAGTGTCGTAAGCCTTGATAGGGTTACGCGACTTCACTGTAATAAAGTTACCTCTATCGTCTTCTTTGTTGCGTACACTAATTCCCTGAGACTCTAACGCTTCTATGGCTGCGTCAGACAGCTGACCTAAGTCAACTTGATACTTACCACTAAGCTCGTTCATACTCTGTAGGTTAGCCCAGAACGCTGTTGCATTTAATACTATCGGTTTAGTTTCTGACATAATTTTAATTCCTATTAAGTTTAAGTTATTTCCATCGTTGAATTTTTATAAGAACTATCTCTTATAACTCTAGCACCATCTCTCTTATCTCCTAAATAAACTACTAAGCCTAACTTCTCCAGTTCGTTCGGTCTTGAAGTAATTGAAGAATGCGATATATCTCTATATTGTTTTGTCATTTCCTTAGTTGTAATGCCTTTTATACCAGCCTCTTTAATTAAATCATAAACAAACATTCTCATCTTACCTGTGGGTGCTATTGCTGCGGCATCCTTAGATGTTTGTGGGTCGTTAGACCTAGACAGTGTGTGAAAAGGTGTATCATCAAATAAGTCTTTCATTGTGTATTCCTCTTTTGTTATTACAAGTATAGTATAACACGTTTAATGCTTAGTTGTCAATCAGTTAGTGCGTTGCGCTCCAGTTATCACCATATTTATATTCGCCATCTAAGGGACACCGCATATCAAAGTGTTCTCCTGCCTCCTTAATGGCACGTTTAAAGTGCATACCTACTGCCTTAGCAAAGTGTGCAGGAGTTTCTACCTGAACCTCGTCATGCACATTAGCCACTATCCAGAACGGTATATTATCAGCCCGTAAGCTGTCAACACCTATGATTAGTGCTTGCTTCATAACAGCAGCACCTGCCCCTTGTAACAGGAAGTTTAGAGCAGAGTATGCTTTCCTAATGCGTATACGTCTGCCGTCTAATCCGGGGATTGAGCCTGTCTTCTCTGCTATGCCTTCTATCAATGTCTTCAGCGTCTTGAGTGCTGGGACGTTAGATAAGAAGTCTTCCTTCAGCTGCTTACCTCTAGCAGCACCTGCGTTAGCTACACTGCCTATCTTTGCATCGCCTGCACCGTACAGGAAGGCATAGATAAACGTCTTAGCCTGATCCCTTGTAGCAAGTCCTGCTGCCTTCTGGTTCGCTGTGTGTATGTCACCCTCCACTAACGTGCGAACGTACTCGTCATCCTTCATGTAGTGAGCCAGCATACGCAACTCTAAACCACTAGCGTCTATACCAACCAGTTGAT